CCTGAATCTAAAGTTTGATCTTCATCTAAAGTAGATGCATGAGTGACAACATATCCTGTGGCTGTCATTACTGGTGAAATAGTTCTTTTAGCAGGAATAGTACAAAATACATCTTTTTCTCCTGCTGCAAAATTAACTAAGGCGTCAGAGTTTGAAGATGAAATAACAGTAGTTCTAGATAAAGTGTCAGTTGCAGCATCAGTTACTGTGCCGATACCTACTTCCCAAGCTCCTTGGTCAACACTAATAGTATAGTAAGTAGAATTAGTAGTACCTATACCAGACACAAAACTTTCAAAACCTGGAGAAGCTCCTGCAAGATTTATAGTTCCAGTGCCAGTACTTGTAGTGGTTTCTTTAACCCTATCATTAATGACAAAAGCCATAAATAATCCTTAAGCTATTCTGATTAAGCCAGCAGATGCATTTGCAGTAGGAAATTGTAATTCAAAAGTTCCATTAGTAGAACTTTTGACTCCTCCAAAATCTAAAATTGCAATTGCCGAATTAGCATTGTTTGCATTATATAAAACTGCGGCTTGAGCAGATATAGTTGCATTTGGAAATGTAACATTATCAGCATCAAAAATTGCAGTAGTTCCATCTACAGAAATTGCTACATTAGTTAATGTATTTCCTCCAGTAGTATAATTAGTACTAATATCAGATACTTCATTAGTTGCCGTGTATGCAGGTGTTGCAGCATTTAAAGTTGCAGCATTGGTATACAATGCACATTTAAGAGTTTGAGCAGCAAGGTTTCCACCAGGCGACATCAAGTCTTGTTTAAATACTGTAGCTATCGCTTGTATTATTGCCATATTATTGTCCTCCAGTTAATGTGTTTGTACCAACAGGGCTACCTGGAAACTTAAAGTCTGTTCTTCTTCTTCTACGAGCTTCATTATTAACAGTAGCAACCTTTGTATTATACAAATTTTGATATATAGTATAATCTTCCATGTTCTTTGTAAAGAGATTTGCTTCAGATAAACAACCAAATAATAAAACATCTGGAATATTTTCAGTATACCAATTAGTAGTATTAGTGTTAGATAATGGATTAATTTTTCCTTGATATCCTAATTTTAAAGTATAAGCTTGATCTGGAGTAGGTGCTAAATATACTCGATCATCATCAAAATTAGTAAAATACTTAGGTTGACCTTGTAAAGATACATCTGGCCAATATTCTTGACAAAAAGCTAATGTTTTCATTTCTAAATAACTTACATTAGAACCTACTGTAATTGTTAAATAATTAAATAACATAGGCTCGATAGCAGTTGGAAGATTTACAAATCTATCTCCTGTTATTGATGTTGTAGTTACATTTTCATTAAAACCAATAGGATCTATATCTCTCGATAAAGTAGAAAAAGTATTATCAATAAAAGTATCTAATTGATTATTAAAATCTGTTCCTGTATTTTCAGCCCATGTTTGTATATCAGTCTTTAGACTGCTGTATGTCATCGCCATCTTTTATTACCTCATCAACTTTAAATTTAGTCCAAACGTGTCCGGCAAATGGATAAGTTCCATAGTGCGTTAAAGGACTTTGAAGATCAGCATGTATTTTACCACCTATTTTTTGCCATAATCTACAAAAAGCATAATCTTCACTTAGATATCTATTACTTTTTTCATCAATAATACAGTCAAAAAATGCATAACAATTGTCACTACCATATCTTTTTCCATTAACTATTTGATCACTAGTATATTTAAGATTAGAATAAGCTTCTTTCATCTTATAAAAAACTTCTTTTTTAATACACATAAATCCTGTTGCAGCCTCCATTACTTCAGTAAAGCCACCGGTTAATTCAATTTTATTAGGATCTGCAAAATTTAAATTATAACCTAAAGCTCTTTGTTCTAAATTTTTATCACTTACTTTAATTAAGTCAGGGATTTTATCCCATTCAATAGTTTTTCTAGGATATATTCCACAAGCTATATCATAACCTGATTCTAAAACACGTTTTACAGCTTCTCCATTAAATCCTATGTCTGCATCAATAAACATTAAATGAGTAAAACTATCTGAATCTTCTTTATCAGCATCTAAAAACTGACTTACTAAAGTATTTCTAGCTCTTGTAATTAAACTTTCATTACCAATAGTATTTAAATTAACTTGAAAATTATTTTGAGCAGCTACTCTGGTTAAATCCATTATTCCATGTAAATAAGCTTCTGATAATTGACCACCGTAACAAGGTGTTCCAATCATTACTTTTAATTTTTTATTTTTTATCATGTTACAACAGTAACACTTCCTAATCCTATTTGTAACAAATTTGTGTTATTAGTATACCAAGAAGTTGGAATAGTTGCAACTCCAACATAAACAGATTGGCCTGATGTATTTTCAAATCCAGGTAAAGCAGTTACTTGATTAGGAACACCACCTGTTTGAGAGCCAGGTAATCCTCCACCAGTTCTTGCAGCCTCTGTTGCACTTATACTCGCTTGAGGTCTAGCATTTTGTAAAGTTTGTGCATCAGTAAAATAAGTTAAATCTAATTGAGGTTGTTTAGGTTCCCACTCTGAAGTATGAACAAACATACCAGTCCATTCAAATACCATTTCTTGATAAGGAAAAGACATACCTGATCTATCAGAAATTGCTAAAGCGTGTCTACCACCTGCAAATTTTGCTGAAGGTGCTCTATGAGGTCTAGTACTTGCTGGAACTCTAGCCATTACGAATAAAAGCTGTTGCCTGTTGCTGGTATAATTCTAGTAGATGGAGTATCATCACCAGCTATTAATCTTTGATAAGCTTCTTCATAATCTACTTTTAATATTTGTTGAGTTTGAGGAGTTACACCTGTTCTTTTTTTAGAAAGATAATAAGCAAGTCCTGCGCACATACACTCAAAAGCTCTAAATGGCACATCAATGTTTTGTTCTACTCCACTGACTGTAGAAGCAGTTATATCTTCTATTTTTCTCATACGATAATAAGTAAGAGTATAATTAGTATCTGGAGCTGGATAAATTTTAAGTACAGGAGTACTTAATCTTTGTAAATAATATTGTGTAGGTCTAGCTTGACTATTTTTGTTTGAAATAGCAGCATAATCATTAAGACCTAAAGCAGTCATTGCATATTCATTTCCATCACTTGTTTGAATATTTGCATTTATGATATCTACTGTATCATAGTCTAAAGTATATTGAATAGTTCCTGTAGTAATAGTTAAAGTTTTATATTCTACAGTCCATTGGTTATAACCTCTGTTAGCCCAATCGCTAAACATAATATTCATACTACGTCTAGCTGACCTTACATCATAACCTAAAATAGGATCACCACCTATTCTATCATAGGCTTCTTGTATTACATCATTTACTGTTAAAGTAAATGTCGAAGTTCCTGATAAAGCCATATTTCTCCATTATGCAAAAAATGCTGTAACTCCAGCAACATCAGTTAAAGTTGCTTGTAAAGATGTACCAAATCTTACACCGTCACTTGGTAAATTAATATTAACTGGTCCCGATGCTGCACTTGCAGCTGTAGATACTGTAAATTTACTTACACCACCATCTTTAAAAACTACTGTGCCTGCACTAGCCGTTGGTGTAATTATAAAAGCTTTTAATCTAGTAGGTCCACTAAATAATGTTTGTGTACCTCCAGTAGTAGAAGTAAAAGCTACATTTAAGTCTGATCCTGCCATTTTTTTTCTCCTAAATTAAATTTAATTTTCGTAAGTTTTCATATAATAACCCAACTCTATCAGAATTGACAGAAGGTTTTAAGTAACTATTTATTAATTCTTTTGCTTGAACACTACCCATATCTATTGGTTTTAAATTAATGTTATCAGTAGTTTTAGAATCTAAAGGATTTTTAGGTACTGAAAGTTGTTCTCCACCTCCACTAAAAGTATCAATCACTTTTTCTATACTTTTTAATTTTTTATCTAAATCATCTTCTTTGTTTTCTCTTTTAACATCAAAAACTTCTTTTTCTTTTTCCATAACATCTTTAGTGGAAAGATCAACTAATTCATCATCTCTTTCTCTAAGACGTTCTGCTATTTTTTCATTTAAAGGATCTACTAATTCTGCTTCATCAGTATCAATGTTACTATCACCAAATGATTTAAAAGCATCACCTATTTTTTTAAAATTTTCAAACATATTTTAAATGAGGGCCCGAAGGCCCTCGAATTATTTATTAACTTAAATTAATATTTTGTGCGTAAGTGATAGTTACTGTACAAGCACCTGCTGAAGCATCTTGGTTATCCCCATTATAAATAAATGCGATTTTAACATCAGAAGTTCCAATGTCTTTCCAAGTTGAACATAACCCTGTTGTACCTAAAGCAACTGGACCTACTGCTGAAATGACTGCGTCATTAACATAAAGGTCAGAGTTACCTACAATACCAATATCAAGTAGATCATTACCTGTATCATTAAAAGCAGTTTCGACATTTATATCAAATGATATAATTTGTGAATTTGCTGGTATCACAGTAGTTGTAGTAACATCTGAACCTTCTTGTCCAAAAGCAATAGAAAATTGCTGTGACATTACAACTTGTCCTGTATTTTTTACATCTGAACCTAAAGTAGTTCCAGTTGTTTCTTTAATTGTTCCAGCCTTAATTGGGCCAGAAAATGTAGTAGTTCCCATAGTCTATCTCCTTATAATAGTCTGCTTTCGCAGTCGTTTGGGTTAGTTTAAAACTACTAGGCGTATTGCTACGCCTAGTAATTATTTAT